TACCTGATGCCTGTCCGGTTGCAACTACATTGCCATTAACCTTGATCGTTCCTGCAGCGGTCGGTGTAACTGTTACTGTTGCAGTTTCAGCGGTAGCTGTAGCCACATAATCTTTAACCCCTGCTGTGTAAGCAGGTACCAAAGTTGCCCTTGTTATTGCCAAGTTAGTCAACCCTACAGCTGTCGCTACTGTCAAAGTAGGCTTTCCGCTAACTTTTACAGTTGCAGAAAACGGAATTCCATCATCTGTTGGAGTATCACCAACCTTTATATTCGTAATCAAACCATTAAAATCCCACTGAGCTCCTGTGCTAACAGGAAATATTATTGTTGCAGGTTTAATAGCTCTTGCTGCACAGTCTGCAACCATAGCAAGTTGTCCGTCTGTGTCTTCATGGTCAAAAAATCCCGCTATAGATACATTGCCAGCATCTATTAATCCACCTATAAATTCTTTAATAGCTCCTTCACTGTCATGCGTGGTAACATCAACGGTGTCAACGTTGTATTCAATACCACCTATATTGTTCAAGGATGCAACTTGCTTGCCATCCCAGTTAAACTTGGTACCAAATGCGTGTGTTTTTTTACCCATCTATTTCACTCCTTTACATAAGTAACTTCAAATTCTAAATCTTCATAAAATATTCTAATCGTTCCATCGCTGGATTTTTCCATGCTGCTTAATTCGTTTTGCAGCTCTATTTTTTGCACCTCTACACCGTGTAAATCGCCCTGATAATCGCAAAGTGCTTTTTTAATCTGCTCTGCCACAGGCTTAACAGCTCCTTTAGAATTAGCTTGTACTGTAAACTGATAAATAGGTCTTTCGGTTTTACATTGACCGTCTAAAAAATGGTCTTTGTTATCTGATACCTTAATCCAAAATACCGCCGGCAATGTTGTACCTTGCGGAATTTCTTCAGGGTAGATTTTATTGTTAATCAGTGCTTTTAATCCGGGGTAGTCTAACAACCTTTTAACCAATGCCTCTTCAATATTCATTAAACCACCTCTTTTGCACTGATAAGCAGCTCAATGTGTCTTTCTGAAACATCGTTAATAAACAATATCTCAAAAATTCTATTACCGTACCTTATTCTGTCAAGCGAACTGATTGAGCTAACATAACGAGTTCTAAATACCGCTGTTGTCTGTGCATTTAGCTTTTGAGCTGCATAAAACTCACCGCCACCGGTATTGATAATATCCGCCCATAAAGGGTAAGCATCTTTCCAAGTTTCAATCGGCTCGTTGTAGCTGTTATGCGTAATGAATTTTTTCTGAATCATTATTCGTGTTCTAAAATTGCCAGGGTTCATGACTCATCCTCCTTGGCATACCTCAATTCGTTTACAAAACTATTAATAATATTTTTTGCCGCTTGCTCACTGTAATCAGGTCTTTGCCCTTCAAATGCCATTGCTCTGTTTTCATAATACATAGCTGCAAGTGCTGTAATAAATAGGTCATACTGTGCATTATTTTCAAATACCGGAATGCCTGCAGAGATTGCTTTCGATTTAGCTGCTGCAAGATAATTGTCAACGTTTATTGTAAAACAATCGACGGTTATTTCAGTTTCGCTTTCATCCGGCGTAATTCCATAATCATCCAAAGAAACAGGAGCTCCATTAAGGAGCCACCCTGTTTCAATCTTAGTAAATACATATAAGCCGCTTTTTTTAACAGCCGCAATAAAGGCAGCACGGTCAACCGTCGCTTCGCCTTCAACTGTTAAATTGTCAGGCGGCAATCTTAAATATTCTTTTAGGTCATTTGCCGTTACTGCCATAATGTGCCTCCTATGCAGCAGCAGGTATTTTTATAATATTAGTGAAAACAGAAACATTGTCATAAGTAATCTTGCAACGGAAGGAAGCTCCAGCATCTGCTCCATCATCATCAACAGTCAGAGTATCAGTGTCGTGTCCGGTGTATGCAGAGGTCAAGTCTTTCCAAGTTCCGGATTGCAAACTTTGCCACAAGTAAGCTATTCCGCTGGTCGGTGCTGTCTCGTCGTTATATACTCCAACCGCTTTTATTGCATCAGGAGATTTTGTTGCAATTCCGCCGAGTATCGCTAATTTCGTAATAGCAAGCCTGAAAGCACTCTTAAGCTTAATCTGATGGTCTCCCCATGCTGTTAATACGTATTTGAACACGCCTTTGTCAACATCTTTATCGCTATCTAACACTGCGGTAGGCTCATAGTTTTGCTTAGCATAGTTGAAATCTCCAACTACAGGAACGGTAGCTTTGTCGTTAAATACAACCGGCACACCTAAAACATCCTGAGGTTTAGCGGTAAACAATTCGTTATTAGAACCATTAAGTGTCTGCAGATAAGTGTACCAATCGGCACTTCTCATCACTACAGAAGCGTTAGCTCTAAATAGATCATTCAAATCACCAAGAGCGGCCATTATAGCGGCTACAATAGTATTTCCAGTTACACCTTTAATGCCGTTCATATAGAAACTCATGTGTTTATGTGCATCATCAGCACTTTTTGCAAAAGCTCTTAATTTTTCTTTTCTTGCAAGAGCGGATCGGAGTCCGTTTTCTACAGTAGTTACTAAGTTTGTGTCAGTGCCATAAACAACAGTATCAGCAACTTCTATTTTTACTTTTGTCTTATATCTTCCATAGGTCACCAAATCAGCGGAAGTTGCGATTTCTGTTGCAGTTTCATTGTCTACAACATCCTCTAACAAATCTTCGTCATCAAGAGTGAAAGTAATTCTCGGTTCTTCCAATCCTGCAACCTGTGAAGTCTGCTCAACTTGTCTTAAAGAGTTTTGTTCAAATGGCTCAGCGATTAATTCATTTGACAAATTCGTAGGCAGTAAATTGGAACCGCTACCCATATCAGCAGAACCAACAGGAATACCACCTAATACCTTAGCTGTGTTTTTAGCAGTTTCGCTGTCTCTGTTAGCTACAGCACGATAAAATGCAGCTTTACTCTTGATTTCATTGTCTTTTTCAGGATTTCCGGTTATTGGTTGATTGCCAAGTGCTTTTCTTTGTTGTTTTTCCATTTCATCATGTTCAACTTGAATCAAATCTCGTCTAACGGTCAGCTCATCCCTGTGAGTTTTCTTTGCATTAATGTCATCCATGGACACAGTCGGGTCAGCTGCTTTTTCAGCTATCCAATCAGCGTCAGCCTTAATTTGTGCATTTAGTGTTGCTAATTTTTCTTTTAATTCAAATAATGTCATTTTTATTCCTCCAAATATTTTTTATTTTCTTCTAAGATTTTTGTTCTTGCTGCTTTTTCTTCATCATCCGCAAGAGATAATTGTAGCTTTTTAATCAATTCAGTCTTTTCCTCTGTTGTCATTATTTCAACTTTTAGATCCTTTGTTACTCCTGCGCCTTTTTGTGCCGGTACAGCTACAAAAGATACTTCATAGGCATCTGTCGGATTTTTAAGCTCTCCGATGCACATTTTGCCATCATAAATTTTGCCTTTTACATGGTCATTTTCGCAAGCAAATTTCCCTGTCTGCCATTTATAAAACAGCTTTTCACCACATACAGAGCAGGTAACATCTGCAAAACTTCCGCCGATAGATACCTCTTTAAGTATTCCGCCTTCAATAGCATTGATAATATCCTCGTTGCCTTCCTTTAACATATAGGCGCTGCCACGCAATAAAACCAAATCTTCACCTAACGAGTTTTTCTCTTTCGTTTTTTCTGTGAATACACGGTATAGCCTCGCAACTTGCTTATCAGCACTCCAGTAATGGTCAAATAGCATTGTTTTTCCTAAGAAAAGTTCTGCCATTTCCTTTAAACTTTCGTTGGTGAATCGCTCTATATCACGGTCTACCTCGTTATCGCACAAAATCAAAGAAAAACAAAACACCTCATCGGGTGTCAATTCTTTAACAGCGTATTTATTTATTAATTCAATATCAGCCTCTGCATCAGCCGCTATTGTACTAACCGATTTAAATTTTTCTATCTTGTCCATATTAAGCCTCCTCATCTTCAACGGATGCGGACACAGCTGTTATGTCTCCCTCAACAATTATGCTTGTTTTGCCGTCTTTATCCAGCACAAGAGTATCTTCACCGATGGTCAAAGTAACATGATAACCTGTTCCCTGAATTATTGCTGCAGTGAATTCTAAGGTATCACCCACATAAACAGTGCCGCCACTAACAACCGCAGACGCCGAGGATAAGTCAACCAGCATTCCGGCAAGCCTTGTCTGTGTTGCTGTTAAAGTTGTGTTATCTCCAACTGTAAGAGTTAAAATCTTTGCAACAAGTGCGACTGCTTCGGTCTCTATGGTTGTTTCGCCGGCTATAACTAAGCTCATTGTTGCTGCTTCAAGCCTGCCATAATTAATGC